ATGGGCTATATGAGTAAAGAGGACATGATGAAGACTTTATCAGATGCTGGAGTTCCCGCTGGCAATATTTCAGGTCATCTCAGACAATATGGTTTCGCCCATGGTGGAAGTGTCTCACCAAACAAAATCGAAACGCCAGAGCAACTTCGCGCTATAATTCTAGCAATTCAATCGGGACGCTGATATGCCTAAGTCTGAAAACCTCACCGACGAACCTATTCCCTCTACTGAACTCATGGGGGAAGTTACCGAGTTGGAAGACGGTAGCGCTATAGTTGAAGACCTGGACGATGGCGAAGAGGCTGATACCGACTTCTACTCTAACTTAGCAGACTCCCTAGACACGTTCCAACTCAATACTATCTCTACCGCGCTCCTTGACTTGATCGAAAAGGACAAGAAGGCTCGGGAAGAGCGGGACAAACAGCAAGAGGAAGGAATCCGACGCACTGGTCTAGGCGATGACGCTCCTGGAGGCGCTACCTTTGATGGGGCGGCTAAGGTAGTCCATCCGGTACTCGCGGAAGGTTGTGTAGACTTCTCGGCTAGAGCTATCAAGGAACTGTTCCCGAGCAACGGTCCGGTACGTACCAAGATTCAAGGTGAAGCTAACGAGATGAAACTGGAGAAGGCTCGCAAGAAACGCGACTTCCTGAACTTCTATCTCGTAGAGCGTATGCCCGAGTATCGCTCCGAGAAAGAAACCCTCCTTACCCAGCTACCCCTAGGCGGTTCCCAATACGAAAAGTACTGGTTCGACGGACGCCGAGTACGTATGGAGTTTGTGCCGGTAGACAAAGTTTACCTGCCGTATTCAGCTAATTCCTTCTACGCTTCTAATCGCGTCACTCATGAAAAAGATTTGACTGAGGAAAAGATAGATGAGTTAGTAGCGTCGGGTTTCTACAAAGACGTATTTGGTCAAGCTGAACAAGACATAGAAGAGACCGCTTCACAAAAAGCCACCAATAAGATAGAGGGTAAAGAAGACAGCGGGTATAATGAAGATGGTGCTCGTATCGTCTATGAAATAACATGTAACTGGGACGCCGAAGGTGAAGGAGTTGCTCCTTACGTTATCCACATAGATGAACCTTCCGGTCAAATCTGCGCTATCTATCGTAACTGGAAAGAAAGCGATGAGAGCAAAGAGCGTCTGGATTGGTGGGTAGAGGATAAGTTCATCCCCTGGCGAGGCGCTTATGGTATCGGCTTCCCGCACCTTATTGGAGGCCTCGCCGCCGCGCTGACCGGCGCTCTCCGTGCGCTCCTGGACTCCGCCCATATCAATAACGCACCGACAGCTATCAAACTGAAGGGAGGGCGGACCTCTGGTCAGAACGTCACCCTGGATATGACGGCGGTTACGGAGATAGATGCTCCCGCAGGAACCGACGACATTCGCAAAGTGATGATGCCAGTGCCGTTCAATCCACCATCCGCGGTACTGTTTCAACTCCTGGACTGGATAACGGCTCAAGCTAAGGGGGTAGTGGCTACCGCCGAAGAGCGTATCGCCGATGCTGGAGCTAACATGCCCGTGGGTACGGCACTAGCTCTAATAGAGCAAGGATCCCAAGTATTCTCGAGCATCCACGCTCGCCTTCACGACGCTCAGCGCAAAGCCCTAAAGATCATCTGCCGCCTTATCGCCGACTATCCGGATCATGCTCTAGCGGACATGGCTAAGTTTGACTTGGTGCCCGAAGACTTCTTAGCTAGCGATGACGTAGAGCCGGTTTCTGACCCTAACATTTTCAGTGAGACTCAACGCTTCGCTCAAATGCAGAGCGTGATGCAGTTGGCGGCTGGAGATGCCCAGGATCCGAGCCTACCTTGGAACAAGATCGCGGTGCGCCGACGTATGTTGGAACTGCTCCGCGTAGAAGGTATAGACGAGCTTCTACCGAAGCCGGAAGCCTTAGTTACCGCCGACCCGGTGACTGAGAACGTATCTATTATGCAAGGTAAGATGCTCAAAGCGGTAGAGCCTCAAGACCACCTAGCGCATATTAAATGCCACCTCATGTTCATACTTCAACCTATGATTGCTCAGGGTCAAGTAGATGGGCAGAAACTAGCCGCATTGATGGCTCACGTAAACGATCACCTAGTTTGGGACTATGCCCACACGGCTAAGTCGGCTCAAATGGTTGCTATGGTTGAAGCTCAGGGTCAAGAAATGAGTCCGGACCAACTATCCCTTATCGCGGCAATGAAGGCTCAGGAGGCTAACCAACAGACCATGCAAGGTTTGTTACCCATTATCGCCGAAGCCACTAAGATCGTACAGAGTAAGCAGCCGCCCCCGCCGTTGGACCCCGCTATCCAGAAGACGTTCGAGGCTGCGATGGCGGAAATCCAACGCAAGAGCCAAGTAGATCAAGCTACGCAACAATTGAAGCTACAAGAAATGCAGTTTGATCAACAAATGCGCCAGCAAGAAGCTCAGTCAGCCCCGCTCATGGAGCAATTGAAGGGCCAGTTGGAAGCTCAGAGACAGGCGCTCACTATTAGAGCGGACCAACAAGCCGAGCAGATGGCTCAGCAGATCGAGCTAATCAAGAACGAAGCCGACAACAAGCAGCACCAGATGACCGAGTTAATGAAGAACCGAGATGATAATGAAACGGCACTTCGACTCAAGATGCTGGAACTGCAAAAACAGGTTTCCGAAATACCCACCGCGCTCCCGGAAGCCCCCGATTTCAGCCCAATGATGAAGCAGATGCAGGATATGTTAGGTCAGCTGGAGAAAGCTAAGACCGGGGACGCCCTGACCGCCACCGTGGACGGTTTAAGAGCCGTTATGCAACAGATGAACGCTCCCACCGAACTTATTAGAGGTCCAGACGGTAAAACTATCGGAATGCGCAAAGTTCAAATGAGTATTGAATGATGATAGATAATTTAGGCGGTCGTAGGTTTACGGATGAATTTGAACCTAGGGTACTCTCCGATGAGGAGATAGAAATGTACTTAAAAGGGGATCGTCGAGAGGTAGATAGGTTGATACTATTCTCTCTCAATAGGTTGGCCGCATGTATTATCCCTCACGCTAAAAGAGAGGACGAGCGGGTGGTAGAAAATGACCGACTAATAGAAAGTTTGGGTGGCGTTGAAGCCATGTTGAAACGGGCAAAATACGTGGACACTCTAGTAAAACAGTCTGAAGCCAAAACTCGCATGATGGAGAAGGTTAGCCAGTCGTCCGTAACATGGGCACTAATAGCCTTCTTTGTCTTCATACTGAGCGCAACCTGGGATGCTATTATACATGCAATCAAACTAAAGTTAGGTGGAGGGTGATATGTCCGACGTAAATGACCCGGTGTTACTAGCGGAACTGCGACGAGATGAGGGTGTTCGTAGGGAAATATATAAGGATACGGTAGGATACGACACTATAGGGGTAGGTCACAACGTCTATGCCAAACCCTTACCGGAAGGATGGAATCCTCCAATCACAGACGAGCAGATAAACCAGCTTTTGTCGGAAGACCTTGTGGATGTCTTTGAAGGTTTAGATAAGCATCTCCCATGGTGGCGAAACCTTAGCGAAGCTAGACAGAGAGTATTAATCAATATGGCTTTCAACCTAGGGGTTAGAGGGCTACTAACTTTCAAGAACACATTAAAAGCTATAGAGCAAGGTAAATATGGATACGCCTCCGCGCTGATGTTACAAAGTAAATGGGCTAGCCAGGTAGGAGCTAGGGCCTCTAGGCTTTCTAGAATGATGTCGGTAGGATAATATGGATATCATGTATCGCCTAACTCACTCGCCCGAACTGTGTTGTGTTGAGGGGTTTGTATTGCGTAAAAGAGAGTGGGTTATACGAGGGATAGAGGGTTGTTTCGAAAACAGTTGCCCTCGCCCGGATGAATGTACGTTAAAATTACGCACTACCCGGCTGAGTAAGTGTAATGGAGATTAGCTCATGGTTGAATCGGTATCGAATACGCAGCACTTCGATAGTGGCGATTGCCATGTGGATGTTAGTCGACTGTCAGGTTTGGGCGAAGACCTTTGCCGGCTCGAGCACGCTAGATGGTTTGGGAACTGCGGCCGTCATAGCGGCTGTGACAGGCCCTGCCACATTTTTAGCCGAATAGCTGAACATCGGGTTCACCACAATGTTCGTCAGCTCCTTAATCTTCCGCGACGATACCGTGACGTAGTCTCCTGTGATCAACAGCCCACCGAGGGCAGCTACGGCGTTGTTCGCCGCGTTCATGCCGACTTCAAGATTTCCGTACTCGATGAACCCATCAGGGGCGCTGGACGTTACCGTGATATTGCACGAACACGAGTAATTGAGCGCACTGCGCAACTTCACGTTGCGCGTGAGATTGACAATTTTCCTTCCGACCGCACTGTCCGTGCCTGTGGCGAGATCGACCGTGATTGTTCCGGCGCCCACCGCAGTTATCTTCCGCACCACACGAACGCCATCAGATGGAGACACTTTGCTGAAGGCGACAAAGTCATCTACCAGCCAGCCAGCGTTGCGTGATACAGGAATGACCAATGAGGCAGAAGGCGTGAGCTCAGTTATCTCAGCGTAGGCGTCCTTCTCTGCGCCAAACAGTCGAATGCCCATGCACGATGCGTTAGAGGCGGTCGATACGTTGTACTTGCTGTTCGCTGGAGCCGAGCTGAAGCTGACCAGCAGCTGCGCGGTAACGTCTGCCGGGATTGGAGATTCCCGCGTCCCGAAATCCAGCTCGCCGGTAGCAGAAAGGTGCAAAGTGCCGCGGCAAGTAAGCGAACAGCTTAGCGCGCGGGAGGCGCGTATCTTTCCAGCATCGTGAATTGCAGCAACGGTACTCACCGCATTGATCACGATGGCCCCTGTAGCGTCGTCGCCCCAAATATACTCACCATCCAGTTCAACGGTGTGTCCTGTAGAAATCAACACGCGATACTGATCGGTCGTATTGCTGTTCGGCACTACTCCGGGAATTTGAACCGTTGGCGTAGCGCGGAGCGCGACGAACCAAATCGCGGGATCGGATGCTAGACCGGACGCTATCGTATGAGCGTTGTGAA